ATTCTACCTATTTGAACAACCCTTTTCTGGAGCCATCTATACGAAAGAAGATTGAGGCTTACGAGCCGACACCTGAAAACATAAAAAACAAAACTGCCAACGAATGGCGCTGGATGGTGTACGGCCTGGGCAAGGTAGGGAGGTTGGAAGGCTTGGTATTCCCCGATTTTGAGGTAAGTACTGACTGGCCGGAGAAATACAAGTGGCGCGTCTTTGGGTTAGATTTTGGATTTACAAATGATCCATCCGCATTAATAGAGGTACGATATGCACATGGCAACTTGTATGCGAAACAGTTAGTTTACGAAACAGGATTAACCAATCCCGATATTGCAAAAGAATTACAGAGATTAAAAATAGAATCGAGTCAAAAGATAATAGCTGATTCAGCAGAACCCAAAAGTATAGAAGAACTGAAAAGACGCGGATTTAATGCTGTTGGAGCAATAAAAGGCAAAGATTCGGTAAACCAAGGTATTGATGCTATGAAAAGATATTCGATCATTATAAATGTAGCAAGCAAGGACTTGATAGAAGAATTTTCAAGTTACCGGTGGAAAGAGGACAAGGACGGTAACAGCACAAACAAGCCCATGGATGCATATAATCATTTGATAGACAGTTTCCGCTATTGTTTATCATACAAACTTATAAAGGATCTAAGGCCAAAAACCAAACGCCGAAATCATTCACATTCATACACACGGTATTAACTTATGAAAGCATTCACCGAATTTGAAGACAAAGACATCACCGAAAACGTTACAGCGGCCAATAGCGATTATGCTGATGACTTGGAGGTTAATACTAAATTCCTATAAGGTGATCATTGGCAGGATGGGGAAGGATGGGCTGGGGCATTGCCTGAAAGCGCACAGGATCGGGGGCAAGCAATAAAGAAGATCAAAGCCTTGTTTACGTCTCAAAACGTGATAAAATCTATTACTGAGCGTCATAAATCGGCCGTTATTGGCAAATCACCGGAATGGACGGTAACACCAAAGCAGGCACTGGCCGAAGATGATACTATTGACTCAAATAAGCAGGAAGATATTGATGAAATTGAGGCTGCACTGACCGGCTGGTGGTATAGGCAGGATGCTCACGATACACTTGTAAAATGGGCTGCATATTTGCTGCTGGGTGCTCGTTCCATTCTTCGCATCTATATTCCGATTGGATTCTTGCAGGGAGAAACTATTGGTAGCGGAGAGCTTTCCGAGCAGCTTGATAAGATCCGTGTTGAGGCCGTAAGCCCGGATATGGGTGCGGTGGTTGAAAATAAGGAGCAGTCCACCAAGGCCGGTATGATATCCTTCACCAACACTGATGATGAAGAGGTCTTTGAAATTTCCTATCTAAATGAGGAAGGCAAAACGATTATTAAGAATGTATCAAGTGGCACGGAGACCGACCCGTTGGAGCTTGGTGGCCACCTTTCAATTTACGAGGGTAGCCGCGATTTGTTCATTACCGAGCAGATTCGCCAGCAGAATAAGCTCGTAAATAAGGCTCTTACGATGATGAATAACAATGTAGATTCGGGCTTCTTGGAGCGCGTATTTCTTAATGCCCAGCCGCCCGGGGAATGGAAAACGAATGATGACGGGAATGAATATTTTAAACCGGCACCGTATGCCGTAGGCCCGGGGACAACCAATTTTATAGGCGGCGCTGAATATGAAAAGAACGACCAGGGCGAAAAGGCTATCACTAACCCTTCGGTAACATTCCGCGAGCCGGTACCTAACAATACTTTTGTAGAGGCTAAATCAGAGGCTTACGCTTCTATACTACAAGAGGCACACCAGATGCACGCCCTTATATCGGGGGATGCAACAGCAAGCGGAGAATCACGCATACAGGCATTGAGCGACTTCATAATGGATGCTGAAAGCACAAAGGCGACGCTTGATAGCGCTGGGAAATGGCTTATTGAGACGGTCATGTACCTTGCGTTTGACCTTTCAGGGAATGAATCAAAAACAGAATTGTATAAAGCTACTTTTGATTCGAGGCTTGACCCGGGCACCATACCGGCCGAGATGCGAAAAGCTATTATCAATCAAGTGGATGAAGGATTATTGTCAAGAGATACCGCGATGTCCATGTTGGGTATTGATGATGTGGATGCAGAATTGGCTAAGATCGACAGCGCAGCACAGCAGGCCATTGAGCTACTGAAAGACCTACGGGATGCGAATATCAATTCTAAGACGCTAACGCAGCGCTTGATAGGTATCATTATTGCCGATAAGCAATTCATCACAGAAGCCTTGGAAGATGCTGACCTAACGGCTATTGATGGAGAGATTGAAGCGCAGAGCAACCAGAACGCGCAGGAAGCTGATTTGTTTAATGAATTGGGGGTGTAGGTCATGGATGACATTGAGCATTCTATACAAGCGTTCAATAATCACCACGGGGTTGGGAACTTAGAACACGTAATTTTGCCAATTCAAGAATATAACCACTACCATTTACAGCTCAACCAGCAGTATCAACATATCCGTTTTACCTATGATGATCTTGATGCTCGTATATTAATTCATAAAGACCCGATTTAATATGCCAGACCCATACGCTGAAGCTTATTTAAAATCTATACAAGAGGCACGAAAGGCCGTAATGGGTGGCTCAAAAGCTAATGATGCGTTACTTAGGCTATACGCACGCATGATTAGCGACATCAACAAAGATTTAGCCGGTGAAGCGATAACGGCTGAACGGGCGCAGGTTTTAGAGCGTAAGATCAAGCGCCGCTTTAGTAAACTTGCTGCACGAACGGGCAAACTGTTTGAAAATGCCCGGCGCGGAGCTGTTGATCGTATTATTAAGGGCCATGAAATAGCTATTGAACGAGCTGCATCGGCGGCTAACGTTTCGGGGTTAAGTGTATCATTCAACGGCATTCCAGATGAAGCTTTGGATCTTATGATGGCCCGGCGCGGGCTAAGTGCTAAGAACTACAAATCCGTGCTTAATAGAGGGCTAAAAGCCGCAGCAGGTGATATTGAGGATTATTTGACATCGGCTATTGGTAGAGGTGTTAACGCCAGACGTGCCTCCCAAGAGCTGGCAGGTATATTATCTCGTAATAATGAAGCCGTGCTAAATCTGGTAAACGATTCAAAGCTCACGAAATCTACAATAAAGGCAGCATTAAAGACGGGGGGAATAACACCCGATCAATTCAGGCAAGCGAATAAGATATTGTATGATTCGCGCAGGATCATTGTAACGGAGACGAACACGGCCTACCGCCAGGGCGACCTCTTATCTCAGGAGCGATCCCCCGTCGTAAAAGCTACCAAATGGCAAATTTCAGGGCGGCATAATATTACCGACAGCTGCGACTATCTACATGAAGCAGATCAGTTTGGTTTGGGTGCAGGAGTATTTCCGACAGGCAACGTGCCCGGATCTCAACACCCATTCTGCTTATGCCACTTAACAAGTGTACTACGCAGCCCCTCCGAGTGGGGTTCCCCTAAGATGAAGGCGCAGCGGCCGCCTACCCTGAGCGATGGGCAGGCCAAAAAGTTTTTCAAAGGCAAGACGGACAACTACATCAAGCGCCAAAAAGAATCAATAAATTACTATCAAAACTTAGCGTACGAAGTGAAAACCGGTGCCGGTGCAAGTGCCGCGTAGCCTTTCTAAATGAATAATATCCGTATTAAGTTTGCACCTTAATGCAAGGTTGTGTATTATACTGTTGAACTGAAACACCAACCAACGGTAAAGCCTGAAATGTTTTTCATTGAATACAAAACCGGAAAATTCAACTCCTACACTACTTTGGCTGCATTATGCCGAGCCGAAAATTTGGGATATTCTAAGTTTTCAAAGCATTTTGCAAGTTTGAACTGGTACCGAGATGAAGAAGTCGAAATTTGGAGAACGTGAAAGCGAGCCATGCCTCTTAAGTAACCCAACATTAAAAAGCGAGCCATTCAACTTAAGTAACCCAGTATTTCGAAGCGAGCCACGTACATCAAGTAACCCATAATGAAAAAGCGAGCCAGTATGTAAAAGTAACCCAAGACTGTTAAGCGAGCCATTTTATAAAAGTAACCCAAAAAAAGAAAGCGAGCCAGTGAAATAAAGTAACCCACTAATGGCAAGCGAGGAAGCCTCATGTCATTGACATGGGGCTTTTTTTATGTTGCGCGTAACTCATTTTTCCATTATTTTACAAGCGTCAACTACAGAACAAACTCCTGCTATGAAATTAAAAGTAAATATAGACGGCGAAAGCCACGAAGTAGATCAATCGGACATCGCCCTGCCGGAAGGCGTGAATTTCATTTCCAAAGATAACGTGCCGACAGGCTACTTCACTCAAGACGCCCTCGAGCAGAAAATTAAAGACAGAGTTGGCCGCGCCAAGTCCAACGCCGAAGCGGATTTGCTTTCTGATGAAGATCACCGGCAAAAAGTACTGTCAACATATGGGATCAATCTTGATTCTAGCGGGCAGCCCAAGGGTATCAAAACCGAAGAAGATTTTGAAGATTGGAAAGCAAGTCAAGCAAAACAGTTGACGCAGCCGCTCAAAGAAGAAATTGAGAACCTTAAACAGTCAAACGGGAAATTAAAAAGCGGCTCCAAGAAAGCGGATATCCTGAAAGCCACAAACGGCCTTTTCCAAGAGCAATACACCAAGTCTTTTATGGGCGACGATGATCCTTTCGTCATCCAACAGTTTGGCGATCGGTTTGATGTTGACCCCGAAACGGCGCAGACGGCATTGCTTGATGGCGACGGATTCGCCGTCGATGGAGACGGTTCGCGAATTACTCCGGACAAGTATTTTGAAAGTAACAAAGATAAATTTAAGGAGTTATTGATAGATAAGCGGCAACGCGGAAGCGGGTTCCAGAACGGCAGCGACACCCCTATTGGATCATTTAGCGATGAAGATATGAAGAACATGAGTGATGAACAGTACGAAGAGCACCGCAAAGAAATTTTAAAAAGCATGGCCGAGAACTAACGATTTTACTATTATACAAAGCTTAGCTATTCCGTGAAGAGCTAAGCAGTCGAGCGGGTTACCTTTCCCGATTAAAAAAAAGAGCAGCCTTCCGACGGGTTAAATTCAGAATCACGAGCTAATCTAAATCTGAATTTAATCTAAATTATTATGTCTGTAGACAATTTTAAATCTACCATTTGGAGCCGCGAGCTGCTCTATACCCTTAAAAAAAGCCACGTCGCCGGTAATATCACCAACAGAAATTACCAAGGCGATATCACCGGCGAAGGCGATACCGTGAAAATTCAAACCCCTAACAGCATCGACGTTGGTAACTACACCGGCGCGGATATTACGTTCCAGGGCCTTACCTCTGCGACCCAGTCATTAATTATTGACAAAGCGAAGTATTTTGCTTTCTTAGCTGATGATGTTGATCAGGCACAGGCCAATATCCCGCTTGTACAAAGCTACATGCAGGAAAGCTCCTATTCCCTTGCTGATGTACTGGATCAGTTTGTGATGAATTTTTACACCGACGCCGACGCTTCTAATGTAATTCCCCCAGAAACCTTAACATCCTCTACCATCTATGATAAGATGGTAGAGGCGGGCCGACTGCTTGATAGTAACGATGTTCCATCTATGGGACGCTGGATTGTACTCAGCCCTGATGAAAAGGCCTTACTCAGCACATCGGACGACTTCACATCGGCATCCATGCTCGGTGATGACACCAAGCGCACCGGTTTTACCGGCGAGATCGCAGGATTTGAAGTATATATGTCCAACAATGTACAGGAAGCCACAGAAACGGTTGACACTGTTAGTGAAAATGTGCGGCACCTGATGTTCGGAAGCACCAGCGCCATTACTGTAGCCGATCAGATTGTCAAGACGGAAGCCGGACGGCGCGAGAAAGCCTTTGGCGATTACGTGAAAGGCTTGCATGTGTACGGCGGGAAAGTAGTCCGCCCAACCGCACTTGGAGATCTGAAAGCTATACAATAATCTTAATTAGAGGGGCTTCGGCCCTTCTTTTCTAATCCTATCACTATGGCAAAAGCATATATCATAACGAATGCGAGCGGCACCAGGTCTGGCGTTTCTGAATCCCAGTATAATTACTTAAAAGACAAAGACGGTTATACAGCCGAAATTGTTGACGGCGAAGAAAAAGCCTCAACAAACTATACTATTGCAGAGCTGGAAGAAAAGCGAGATGACTTCTCCGATGAAAATTGGGAAGCGTTTATTGCCGATGATGATCGTACAAGTGTACCCAAATAATGGCTGATTTTTTTGATATAAATACTGTCGCCGATCAAAGTCTACTGCATAGCTCCATCCGAGATGATGCCGAGCTGCAAAATGTAGTAGATCAGGTAGAATGGGAAATAATTGATTATTTCAGGCAACGCGAGAATCAGTCGCTTGCTACCTATGCCGATTTCTTTGAGTATGAAAGCGGAGCCTCCCTCGATCGCGATATTAAAGTTCGATTAGTGGGTTATGATCAAGCCACCCCGACCGATAGCCGCGGTGATCTGCAAGAAGCACTCAGGCGGACGATAGCGGATATTACAACCTGGGTGCTGCGTAACTACAGCAACCCGCAGGGGGTTCAAAGCAAGAGCCTATCAAAACGCTCTTATACGGCGACGGGTGTTATCCCGACGTGGAGAGAATGGCCGGATGGCTGGAAAAGCAAGCTCCGTAATTTTGATGCTAAAATACCGAGTTATGGAATTTGATGAATTTCAAACCGAAACAGGGACGCTAAAGAAGATGCAGACTGATTATACCGGAGATGTAACCGTTGCCGATTCCTTTACGGTCACCTGCTACTTTGAATTTGGCAGCAAGCGCGTAGCAGGCCCCGACGGTGTAGAAGTAACGGCGCGGGGGATGGTTTTTGTTGATCCGCACCCGAGTTTTGACAGAAGCCACCGCAACTGGAATTTTACTTTTGAGGGCATTGATTATGATGTAATTAGCTATGATCGGATTAAGGATATAGGTAATAATGAAATATCACATTACGAATTAGGTGTATTATGAACAAGGATACGACATACCATTTTTCGAAGTTCTCAGAGAATAAGCTTTCTGAGTGTAAATTAAAATTACAGGAAATAGCCCGTGGAGCCATTGATATAATGGATTTCACAGTTATTACAGGCAAGCGGTCAAAGGAAGAGCAGCGCAAAAAATATGCGAAGGGATTATCAAAAGTAAGGTGGCCGGATTCAAAACATAATGTAGAAAATGAGTGTTTCAAATCTGAAGCTTTTGATTTGGCACCCTATCCGATTGACTGGCAGGATGA